CTTTTCAATATCCCCTGCGCTCCACTTCGTGATTGGCTTAGGCCTTTCAATGAAGTATTGCAGTAGGGACTGATCCCCTCGGATTGGCACCTTGGCAACGCCCATATAGGGTCGAAGCACTCGGTGTTCCATGCGCTGTAGGAAACTATTGTACCGAGTCTTACTCGGCTCTCTAGTTCTAGATCGCATTAATCCGAAGGCCTGCTCACCCATGCGTATCGTCGGCACATTTAAGTGCAGACGATCAATGGTCTGTTCCAGGACGTCAGCGCATCGACCGTATCCTTTCTCAAGGAAACGATTCTGAGCTGCGATACCTGAAACTACGGACGAGCAGGTCGCTCTACGGGGAACATCACGAAGGTACACGGGCGTCACATCGACGCCCGCGTACGCATCACATCCACACGACTCGCGGAAGTTACCTTCTACGAACGACTTGTGGACATTCACTCGAAGATCGAGTGAGTGTAGTAGTTCCTTTGTAAGGACTGCACTCTCGACGGGGACGACTATGTCGTCCCCGAAGACTGATATCTGGTTCGCACACATCCGTATGCTCCTTTGAGTAGCTCGTCGACCTTTGGTCAGAAGCATCGCCGCAACGGCGATACACGAGAATATCAGAGTTTGCATTGGAAATGTGCATGCCGATCCCATACTAGCAAACTTCCGAAGTATCACTACTTCGGACGTTGGCAGTACGATCGATTTCGATCTGCTAGCCTGCAACGCATGTAAGAGTGTGGAGTTACTCCCACTTGCGCATTCGACGAGAAGGCACGAAAGACGATCGGACGCTGCGCTCAGGTCGAGCGTAGCGTGACTGCCAGTATGAGACGACTCGAGCGCTCTCTCTGCGTTCTTAGATTGGTCTGCGAAGTTAATCGCAGGTCCAATCGACGTCCGCTTGATAGCGCTAACCAAGAAGTCAAGGATGACCTGTTGACACCATTGGTGTGCAATAGGCTCCGCCGCAATAATCCTTGGACCCTTATAGGTCTTCGGGACAAGCGCCATCTTGCTACTTAGGCATGATGGAGACTCCGTATGGTCCGCGTCCGCCCATGTCGACCAGCTTGAAAAAGCGAAGTCAGCATAGGGGAAGACGCGTTCGAGAGCTTGCGACCACCCGGGAAAATCGTATTTGCTTTTATACGATGACCGGATGTTCGCTACGGCACCAGGGCCATGCTTCGGCATGTAGTCAGTAGGGTTGAAGAATCCTAGTTGACTAAATACTATATCCATCACTTGCTGCGTAAGCCGCATGCGCTGGAAGCCTCCGTCGGGAAAACTGGATTCAAGCCTCTTACGAGGCCCCAGCGTTCCGGTTGCCCAGAAACTTGAAAGTTCTGGAAGACCATTATCGACGTTAATATAATCCGATATAGCGGCGAGCTGCCGCTTTCTCGGACTCTCTACCTTCAGCTTCTTAGCCATAAGGTAGAGCTGCCGCAACAGTTTAACTGATGTCGTGCAGGGAAAAGGCTTTACATAGCCATCAGAGTGAAACACGTTTTCAAGCAACCCCCCGAAGAATCGAGGGATGCTAGACGCTTTACGCCGTGCATTAAGAATGACGGAGTTATGCGAGACGTGGCCTTCGGCCAGTGATTGTTCAAACCACTGACCTAGGGCCGGGAGGTCTAACATGAAGAATGGTAGACCCCGAGTTTCACCGAGGGAGATGATTCGTTCTAAGTCACGTGCGCTTTCGCGACGTGACATACAGTCCTTATCGACCGCCGTTTGTAAAACGGCAGCGTAGAGCTGGAAAAATAGAGAAACCTCGTCTAAGCTTTTCATGTTAGCACTCTATGAGTGGTTTACATCTTAGGCTTGGACTTGGGCCCCACCTTGCTTAACAGGGATCTTACGATTCCCAGTTCAGCAACTTGTCGGCGACGTTTCCTGCTTTGACCATATAGAAGGACATGGCCTCAGACAGATCGACGATATCAGTTCGGGATCCATTAGGATCGTTCCGAATAATGAACGTGATCTGAAACGATGAACCGGACGGAGAATCGACCGTCGGTTTCGTATACCGCTCAAAGTGAACGGTATGTCGCTCATACGCTTGAGATCCGGCTTTTACCGTGTCTCGACTATGACGGACTTTCGCCCGCAGCGTATAGAGAGCATCGTTCAAGAAGTACTCAGACGAGTACGAATCTTGATTAATCAGGGGGAGAACCTTAGCGGTTCCCCCAGCGCCATCAAGAGTGATGGTAAGGCTATTGCCAAGCAATTGAGGTTCCCTTTCTTTGGGACTTCTTATTGGGCAGACCTGCTTCGCAGGACAGCCAGAGAGGCCAATATTGACCACTGCGACCCCGATAGAATCGGGATCGACGCAGAAGGAGCAAGAGGACGCGTGACATATCTTTCTTTTGTCACGTATATCGATTGTCCGCCGCCACCAGTCACGAACGCGTCATTCGCGTCCCGTACCAACGCATTCGTAGTAACAGTCGTTCTCATGATACATGGATCGACTGCTACTACAGGAATGGTGTTATTAGCACCGGCGAGAAAGTCGCCGACGTTGGCATACCAGTCAATGAGCCAGCTCCAGGGCAGAATCGCCCAGGCTGCCTCAAGTGCGCCCCATTTGCTAATTCCGCCAATGGCGTCAGAAGCAAGTTTGCGCATATCACTGGATGAGGTGAGAGCAAATCCTGGATCCGTGGGCATCCAACGAATGGATCCCCACATCTTCCGTTCGCATCGCTGATTGTTCCATCCAGTGACAAAAGCACCTAAGCTAGTGTCAATGTATGAATAATAACGATGCTGTACAGATTCGGATTTGAAGTCTAAGCGGCGCTTGAGCCCCGAATGGGATCGTAAACGTTCTAATTCCTTAAGTCTGCCTTCAACAGCAGCCGAGAAGTTTAGAAGTTTACGCACGTCTCCTATAAGAGGAGCGACACCAAATTTCCACACGATGTTAGCTTTCGCCAACTCGTGAGTCGAGACTTTGCCAGTCTTGACGGAAATGAGGAGTGATCCTATATCCTTGACGGTTCGGGGTAGGTCTCTTAACTCAGCGATGAAAGCTGGGATCGAGACCTCAGATCGGTTCGGATTCGTCTTAGCGTATAGCTGAGACATAGCGTTCGCCATCGTAGGTAGGCCCCCAGGCAACTGGGGGTGACCACTTGGAAGTGAACGCCAGTAGGAACCAATGTAGTTCACATACTGTTTCCGATTGGCAGAAGAGCCAAAAATAGGCGAGTTTATGGGATTTACGTTCATCAGTCTCTTCTCAATGAAGAGCGGATTGGCGCCCAGCCTATTACCGACAAAGTCGTCACACCTGTCTGTACGAGAGGTAATCGATTCCCCCCCGTACCATGATTCATTGGAAGTACCAATGAAGGAAACAGCAAAGCCATTTACAATGGTCTTGCTAACAGTTCGTGTGCGACTAGGCAAGTTATGCTCCAGGGTTTATGACGAATCACGAGGCAGCGGAGAGCTG